GAAGACGGCATACGAGATTCCTCTACGTCTCGTGGGCTCGGAGATGTGTATAAGAGACAGGAACGGACCGCGTTGATGTCATTGTCAGCCGTCCCGCTACGCAGGTTGCTGTTAATGACACGCTCCGCAACGAACTGAAGCTCTTTCGGAATGATGAGCTTCTGTCCGCGGACCGCAATCTTCAGGCCACGCTCGTCGGTCAGACCCGCGATATCAATCAGCATCTGCTCCAGCGAAGTCTCATTGAGGTCCGCTGCCACAGAAAGCTGGTTGCGCTGGTTGCCCGACAGCGACGGATGAGCGGACGAGCACAGGGCTGCGCCGTCACCAATCGCGTACGTGGTGTCGAAAGCGTTGTTAAGGATAGCCGCAGCCTTGATCTGCTTGGTCTGAGCCATCGAACGAGCCAGAGCCTTCGTGTAACGGCTCGCAAGCCGGTCATAAAGGTTGTCTTCGATAGCCTCTTCCGTGATCGAAAAGGCCAGAGCAATCGTCTCGTGCGTGTAACGAGCAGTATACGTTTCCTGCGCGTCATCGAACGTGATTGCGCCGCCCTCGTTTTTCACGGGAGCAGTCGAGAAGCCGCCGAGCATTACCTCTTCTTCAAAGGCCCGGTCCGAAGACTCTTCCTCGAAGATTTCAGAATGCTCCTGTTCGTAGCGGTCGTACTCAAGACCAAAAAGAGCATTAAGGCCGGGCTCAAGCTCTTTAGCCAGTTGGGCTCTTGAAATAGCCATTTGTTAGCCCTCCTTAAATGCCCGTAGAATCCGCGGTGGTCTGAGAATCAAACCTGCGGGTTCCAGCGTTGAAATGAGCGTTCAGGCGCACGATCAGAGGGATACCTGCCGCTGTGTAGTCGCTATTGGCTTCATCATCCATGATGCCAACGATACGAAGCGGGAGAGTAGCCGTCGTGTTGATCGAACTAACGCTGAGCGCAGACGAAGAACGACCCGTGTCGGTAGAACCGGTACGAGCCGAAGTGCCGAGGGAGGCGTTCGCAAAAACCGCGGCCTGTGCAGTGGCACGGTCCGTAAGCGACGCATCGCTCGCAACCTTGAACAACTGGTTCGGGTTGTCGGCAACGAGAGCCTTGACAGGATGATTCGTGTCAACGCTAACCGAGCCGGAACCGGGCCAGTAGTTAAGGAAGGTAGTTTTCTTCGTCACCGAGTCTACGTACTCAACACCCATCAGAACGCCAAGCGCCTGAGTCGTGCCGCCACTCGTCGCGCCAGCGTAATCAATTACGCCCGCGGCCAGAGGAACGACAATGCCACCATTGTAAATGGCGTTGGTGTTATCGGACGCAATCTCATAGGTCGTAAGACCCGTCGAGTTCGCGCCGGAGCCGACTAGACCGATAGGACGAAGACCGTAGGCAGTCTCTTGATTTGCCATTTTGGATCACTCCTAAAGGAGGTGGACCCTATTTCCGGGACCCACCAAAGGTTACACGAGATTGACGATCTGGTCGATTGATCGTCATCGTTGAATGTGCATTCTCGCGCATCATATCGTGGTCCACTGCTTGCATCTGGTCAGCACTCCGTTGCTGGAAATATGCTGTCCTCTCTGCAATGGTTTCCACGGGAATCCGTGCGAGAATCAAACCGCCAACGCCGAAGACCCCTTCGTATTTACCGTTTTCAATAACGGGTGCTTCAAAGTCCGGATACTCGTCCTGTCGAACAAGCTCCCAACCTTCGCGAAGTTTAGCGCTGATGTTTTTACGGTCGTCAAAACCGCGTGTCTCAGCCCTAATCCAACGATGTTTGAACCCGTCGGGTGCGGGGGGTGCGTCTAGCATTGAGGGTGGAGCCCACGGCTTACGCCTAGCCTGAGTGCTCCGGGTATTTCTTGCGCGAGAAGAACGATTTGAGGAAGCGCCTTCTTTCTGAATGTCTTCGCTCATTTCCTTACTCCTTCACGTATTTCGCGTATTCTTCTATCGGCACACCCAATTTTTTCGCCATGGTGACTTGGGTAGGGGTGAGTCTAACCTGCTTCTTACCGCGCCCAGAGGATGCAGACCGATTAACAGAGGCAACCGTCTGAGCGGGTCGTTTGCCTTTAGGTCCGTTATTAAACTTATGGGGAAAGGTTTCCGCCATACGTTTATCTAGTTCAGTATAGTAATCATCGCTGCTGGGGTCAAACCCCTCTTCTTCGATGAGCTGCTTGTGTATACCAAACGCTGCATACGTCATACTCTCGTCGGTTCCAAACCACTCGCGCTCAGAGGCCCACACTTCTGCCTTCGGGTCTGGACGACGAGGTGCCGCGGGCTGCTGTCGGGCCTGCGTCATCTGTTGACGCTGAAGTTCGGCATGCTGACGCTGAACTTCCGTATTACGCTGGGCCTGCGCCGCACGATCCGCCTGAATAGCGAGGGCCGTAATTCTGCGGTTTGCCTCGACTACCGCCTCGGAATCGCCGATTTCCATCGCGTTCTTTAGCGCATTTTCTGCAGACGCAAGCTCGCTTTGGACACGTCCACTAAACTCAGCGACATAGCTGTTGTCCATCGCTTCAAGCCGGTCCTTGAGACTGGTAGACTCGTTTTGAACCTGCTGGGCAAACCGAAGCGCTTCTTCGCGCTCTCGCTCCGCCTGACGCATTTTCTTGGTTAGCTGGTTGATCCGCTTGTGAGTAGCATTAGATGCCTTCTCGAACTGATCTTCTTCGACAGCGTCAGCGTCAGCGTCAGCGTCAGCGTCAGCGTCAGAGAGCGAACCCCCCTCAACCTGATCGTCGGAGACATCATCTATCTCTACAGAGACGTCCTGTTCTTCAAATTCTAACTGTTCTTCGGCCATTGGGCCCTCCTACATATGTAAAACGTCTTCGGGATCAGAAATAGTGGCAAGCACCTCGTCGTCGTTGAGGATGCGAACCTCGCCACCGTCGATCTTGAAGCGTGAACCAGCGTATCGGGCGAACATCACCCAATCCTTCTCCTTGCACCACGGACCGTCGAACTTGTCGGGGTCTTTATATGCAAGGGGACCAACTTTCAGGACATAGCCGACCTGAGTTGCGACTTGGTTCTCTTCAACGACCTGATCGGGAAGATAAACACCACCTTCTGTTTTTCCCTTACCACGATAAGGGAGAACAACGAGACGCCAACCGGTTGGGCTGGGAATACGTTCGAGAAGGGGTTTATTTAGGAGGGTTGGATCGAGAACACGATCCGTTTTATTTACGTAGGCAGAGGATATTTTCTCTGCTTCCTCTCCAATTTTGGAAAGATCGGCGACTGCCGGTTTAGTCATCTGATAGCTCCTGTTTTTCTAGCAGGCTCTTGAGTTCCTGTTCAACGTACTCAAGGGACCTAAGCCACCCCATGAGTTCGCGGTAATGTTCCATGTCCTTAACTTCTCCAAATTCTAGAGTGTCAATGACGACGGAACGCTTCTCTTTTATCAGACGAAAGGTTGCTTCTGCAAGAAATATCTCATTCATTCTCATAATTACCCGTTTTTAAAGTAACGTTAAATGCGTTAATATGGGAGAAAGTGTTAGAAAACCTTGACAATACGGGAAACAAGTCGCTAACTGTTTCCCTTGGGCTTGGGCTTGGCGTGATATTGATGGTTCGACACAAAAACAGATCGCGACTCTGGATCGACGTAAACCATTTCAACGCCAAGCGCCTTTTGTAAATCAGAGCGACGGCGATGGATACGCGATGCAATTTTGCGCCCCGGATTGACGCGGCTTGCATCCTTCTTGACCTGTATCAGTCGAGCTCCGTCTGCATCGACGATGACCAGATCAATAGGGCTTGACCCTTGCACTGCCGGGAATACCCAATAACCCAGACGCAGGAAATACTCTGTCGCGACTATCTCGCAAACATCGCCGTCGATATGCTTCTGGTTAGACAATTCGTTTCGTTACTTTTTAACCGCCTTGATGATGCCACCTATCAGCGCCGGGGCCGTGTTCTTCAGTGCGCTGATGCCCCACACGCCACCGACCATCGCGCCAAACATCTGGATGTACCACTCAGGCATCGCCGACAGCGCGACATTGAAATACTGCTCGACCGCCCCCGGATCGACCAGCGCCCAGAAGAACGGGGCTGAGAACATCCCGAAGCTGAAGCGGCGCAACCATTTATCCTTGTCGGTCAGGCTTGCCATTTCCCACTCGGCATTGTTCGTCTGCCTGTCGCGCAGTAACCGGGCGCGATTTTCCTGATCCGCCTTTTTCATCTCCTGCCCGGTCTGCACGTAGTCGCGAACACCGCCAACGATAGGGCCGAGCAGTGATCCGATGATGCCAATCATTTATTTACCTCCAGCAGCTTAACCCAGACACGTAAATTTATTAGAAGATGCCACGAAACCTTTGAGGACGGGCGAGCTTGCTAAAGCCACGAACAACCCCGCCGTTTTTAGCCCGTATAACCTTCTTTTTACGCGGTTTTGGTTTTTTAGCCGTGCTCAGCGCTATCGCCACCGCCTGCTTCTGCGGATAGCCCTCTTTCACAAGCTTAGAAATGTTCTGGCTTACGGTCTTTTTGCTCTTACCCTTAGAGAGGGGCATTAGCAGGCCCAGTAGCTACCGCCACGCTTCGCCGCGCCCATACCGCGGGCCGTGGCCTTTTTCATGCCGGACGGGACCTTTACCTCCTGCGCCTCGCCATAAGGAATACGGCCCTGACCCTTAATGTCGGCGTAAGCAGTTGCCTTCGGGGCCGCGCCCGGTTTGTTCGTCACGATTTTAACGGAAGCCATTACTATCTCCTGACTTGCTGTTTAAGAAGTTCACGTTCCATAGCGGAATTGATACGCGCCGCGGTCTGCTGTTCTTGGCTCTGAAGCCGCTGGTTGAACTGACGGCTCCGCATATCCATACCAGCCTTGTCGAGGTCGAGCTTGGCCTTGTCGAGCGCCGCGTCGTTCTGTTCGGCCTGCGCCTTGATTTGAAGCTCCTGCTCTTTGAGCTGGACCAGCGGATCAGGCCCTTGGCCTTCGTTGGAAACCTGCTGGCTAAGCTGCTTGAGCATCTGCATGCCCTGAGCAATAAGCTGCGCCGTGAGCGACTCGACCTGAAGCATCTCTTCTTCCGACAGGGGCTGACCCTGTCGGGCGCTGACCTGCTGAAGGTACTGGACCATCGCCTGTTCTGAAGCCTCAATACGGACGTGCTCCATAATGTGCTTCTGAAGCGCGACGGCAACCTGCGGCATTGCACCAACCATCGGCGTCGAGCCAAATACCATGTGAGCCATGATATGTGCTTGATGGTCCTGACCCTCGAAAGCCTTCAGAGGGATCATGTCCATAGAGTTTATGTTTTCCTGAGCAGGGTCAATCGGCAGCGGGTCTTCGTCAACATTGCGCCGCAGGATTTTGTCTACGTCACGGACACCCAACGCCTCGTACATGTCACGAAGAACCTCGTGCATGTTGTGCATTTCAGGTGCTGCCTGCGCCAACTGGAGCTTAGTCTGCGCCAGCGCAATCCGCTGAGCCTGACTGAAGATGTTCGGGTCGGACACAGGAAGAACATCGACGCGCTCGTCAAAATCCTCCGCCATGATCGACGCATCCGCGCCCTCAACCGAGTACGGATAACGCTGCGGCAGGAAGTCTGCGACGACCTTTGCCAGAAGCCGAAGCTCCTGACGAAGAGCATAGTGCATCCGCTTGTGAACAGCGGACGTAATCCGCGAGCCCTGTTCCAGAAGCGCAACAGTCGTACCGACCGCCGCCTGCTGGTTTCCGTCACCAACC